TCTTCTTGATCTTTCTCAGCAGCGCCTTCTCTCTCTTCAGAAGCTCCTGCTTGGTTTGTTCCGCGCGGTCCAGGTCCACTCGGACTCCGTTCCACGTCATGTCTACAAGACAAGGCAAAAGGTCCGTTTCCAGTTTGTGAACCGACCACAGGTCCTCGGTATTCAATTTTGGAACAAAGTTTCTCCACAATTCCAACGTCAGTTCGGCGTCAGTCTCGCCATAGGGGCCCACGAAGTGGGCGGGCAACTTCCAAAGCTCGGCCTTTGGATCCAGGCCGAATTCTCGTGCCGCTTCCGTCAGGGTCTTTTCGCTTTTGACTTTCCCTAAATGGTCGTAGGAGAGGGCGTTTAACGAGTAACTGAAGCGGTGCTCGTCCAGGAGCGCAGCCGTGATCATTGTGTCGATGATGCGGCCATTAATTTTGTAGCCCATGCGGCGTATCCAGCCAGCGTCGTAGGCCGCGTTGTGCATGATCTTGTCGGCAGGACATTCAAAGACGCGCTTGAGCCACTTGCCAACGACGCGCTCGTCAAGGTTCCCCCCTCCCAGGTGCCGAAGGGGCACGTAGGTCTTCCACCCGTCAACTGCGACGGCGACACCAACAACTTCGCCAACGTTCCTGGCCCAGCCTGGGCCGTGGGTCTTGAGGTCTGGGTCTCGGGTCTCGACGTCTATGGCAATTTCTTTTGCATCCGTGATGTCTGGAAACGTATCCGGGGGAAGCCACTCACTCACTGGCGGGAACATGGCCATCTGCAACTTATTCGTCATCCGCGATCTCACTACCAATTGCCGCGTAACCGGCAATGTCAATCCAACTGTCGTCGTCATTCTCGTTAACGAGACGTGCTATTTTAAGCCATATCAAGGCTTTAACAACCTGTGACGGGGTGACCTCTTGATCAAAAATGACAGAAAACCCAGCGGCAATGCGCTGATGGTTCGTGAGGGGTGGTCCGTACTTTTTGGCCCGTGGGCCGTGGACTAACTTGAACGCCTTTTGCAGAACTTGTTCACGCTTCATACTTCAAAACTCCGGTAAGCATTTTCCGGTTCAACTATGTAGAGCTTCTTTCGCGTTCGCGTGACGCCTACATAGAAGACGCGATTTAAATTGTCTGGCTCGATTTGACGTTCATTGTCCGCAGCCGCCGTGAGGTCAGTCATCAGGACGACATTGTCCGCCTCGCCGCCCTTTGCTCCGTGGATCGTGGAGCATGTGATCCTGGGCTCGGCGTTAAACTTTTCTCCACGTCGGAGTAGGGCGACCATGTAGGCTCGTTCCGTGTCTGGGATTTTGTCCAGAGCGTCGTGCCATACGAGGTCACCCCCGACAAGCAGGCCGTGGTTTTGCTGGAGAGCGGGTAGCGTGAAGAGTGTCTCCTCGTCGGCTTGTATCTTCTTGAAGCCGCGTTCGACGCGAGTTCCCGTTGACATGAAGCCGTACATTGTCTTCGCCGCATCCAGAGCAACGCTTTTACCGTTTCTGAGTTGCTCCCACGCGTTGACGGCGGTGGAGAGTTTGGGGCTGATGGACCTGACGCCCTGCTTGTTGAACAAAAAGCCTGCCGACTTCAATTCTGAGTGGGCTCCGTATAGCATGTACCTCGCCTGCGCCAGGATGAGCCAGGAGCCTTCCGACAGATCGACGTCGTTGATGTTTCCAATGCGCCTGACGAGGCCAACTTCCTCTCTTGGACGGTAAACCTTTGGGTACCTCTTGTGGATACGGTTGGCAATGTTCATGGCGACCTTGTGAACGGAGGAGGGTATTCGGTAGGACTGCTCCAGCGTCTCGCTTCCCCCAGGCAAATTTATGAAGTGGTCCACGTCCGCGCCAGCCCATTTATAAATGGCTTGGTCGTCGTCGCCAGCGCAGTACATGCGCCGTGACTTGCTGTCTAGCAAGTGTGCGATGTCCCACTGCAAGGGGGTCAGGTCTTGCGCCTCGTCAAGAAAGCAGACCTCAAATTCGGGGCAGGCCGTCGGGGCGTAGACCAGGAACTGCTCCAGCATGTCCGTGAAGTCGTACAAGCCGTTACTCTCCTTGTACTCTTGATACGCGCGGGTCAGGTAGTCTACCTCTTCCCAACTGTGCATGAGCGTGTGGTTCCGATTGTACTCCTCTCGTAGTGGAACTTTTTTCGTTCGCGACAGGTGAAGGAGTTGCAATACAGGATGGTCCGGTTTTATGGTCTCTTCTTCATCTTCAAATGTGTTCCCGGAAACGTCTATGCCCACGCGGTTAGCGAACTCTTTCAAGTTCTCTGCCTTGAGTATCTGTTCGCTTCGAAGGCCCAGTATCAAGAGACACAAGGAGTGAATGGTCCGGAAATAAGGAAGTTGCTTTTTTGCATCCAGGTTGAACCTTAACGCAGCGCGGTCACGAGCCTCGTAGGTGGCCTTCCGGGTGAAGGCCAAGAACGCAATCTTCTCTGGCGGCGTTCTTTTTGCAAGTTCATCGTCCACCATGTTCAAAAGTGTGGTGGTTTTACCAGTGCCAGGAGGTCCAAATACTCTTAACATAAATCGTCGTCCTCCATTAAATCGTCTTCCTCCATGTCTTCCTCCAGATAGTCTTCCTCAAAGTAGGGGTTCACGTACAACGGTGCCGCGTTTCCCAAGTCAGGCAGGTTAATGTTGAACTCAAAAAAGCCAATGGCCTCGTTGTAGTCCAGTCCAAGGGTGAACATCAGGATTTGGATACACCGCCTCTTGTCGTAGACCATTACCTGGGTGCCGTCTGGCAGTGCAGTGACGCCCAGAATGGCATTGTCAAATCCATCAGCTTTGATCATTAGAAGGGGGGCGCGTCCTGGTCGCCAAAGTCTGGAGTGTTGATCTCAACCTCGACCACGTCGAAGGCTGGGATCGACCAGACCCTGGTGGGCTTGTTCTTTATTCTGATTTGCAGCGGCTCCCCTCCAATGTCGCGCAGGCGCTGGCTTATGACATTCGCCTTGTATTCGAAAAAGCGGTTCTTTCTCAGGTGGCCTGAAAAATCCTTCAGCCGGAAGAGAGTCTTTTTGCTCTCATCATTTGTCCAGGGGCGGCGAAGGAGTATTTCCTCCATGTCGTTTGCTGTTTGAATAGACGTGCAAAATTCCTCAAGCAAATCGTAGAACTGCCCATTGACGGAACTGTCCTTGGACACTTCGATGATGCTTCCTTCCATCGTCAGCATTTCAGTCAGGAGAGTGTTTGTTCGCCCTTCCCAAATGGGCCGCGTGGCCGTGGGCGGGAAAAAGTTTATCTGCTCGACGCAAGCTTTTTGAAAGGCCACTTGGCTCATCAAGGATTCTGTGTCCAGTTCGACTGGGAGCCCGTTGACGTCCAAAAACCAGACGGGCGGATCAGAATTGTACTTCCTTAAATTTGCTACACTGGCGGATGGTCCTCCCCCAATCCCGAACTTTCTGGTGCGGCACAGGTCCATGTTGCAGTGGGCCATGATTGGAACGTCTTTGCACTTGTAGGTGTAATCTTTTCTGGTCAGTTGCTTTGCAACAATGTTCACCTCGTTAAGAGGTAACGGCGGGTCCATGTACTGCATATTGTAAGTAAGGATCTTTGTTTCCCAGTCGTCGGGATAAGCCTTTCTCAGGTAAACTCCAAGGTTGAACAGACCGTTGTTTCGCGTACCTTCAGGAAAGCCTTGGTTGCAGAGATGCTGCAAGCAGGGGGGTCCTTCGGTCAGTCCAGTGGACTCTTCCTCTAAAGACAGAGCCAGGATTTGTTCCGGCGTCTGGACATTTGCCTCGTGAAGTTCGAAAAACTCCTCAAGGGTTGCGGCTGTTCCGTCCTCGTGGAAAGCGTACCGGAAGCCCTCTTCGGCATTGAAGTAGGGGACGGTCAGATAGTTTCCTGTGTCGTCGGCGTGTAGACGGATCTGCTTCGGGAAAATCTCGGTTCCGCCGTAGCCAAGCGCAGACGCGATTTGACTTAACGTCTCCCGCATATCCTGCGCGGCTATCCAGTCTGATGAAAATAGATAAAGGTGCGCTCCACCCGACTTTGAGCGGCAGCAAACTAAAGGAAGTTTGTGCTTCTTAATCTTGTCAATGATTGCTTTGTGGTCGATGGGGTAAACGTCGATATCAATCGCACCCCACTTGCAGGAATTGTCCCGGTTAATGGGTATAATTCCTAACGCTTCTCCCTCACCGGCTATGTGCCGGTTCCAATGCTCCGTGGTCCGTGGCTCGTGATGGACCCGCGCTGTTCCAACGTTCTTGCCGTTGGCCTGCTTTTTTTGAACGTGGTACGTGCCGTAGGCGTCTTCTAGCCCGTCAAAAATAGTCGCAAGTTTTTCGCTGTTAGACATATACATCCCCCCAAGAAGGGGTGGCGGGGACGAGCCCCGCCACTCCAATTAAAACGGGATGCTGTCATCCAGGCTAACGTCCGCTGCTGCATCTTGTTGATGCTTCACCTGGATCTGTCCACTGTCAACAGAATCTCCGAAGGTCTTGGCGGCGTGATACAAGTTAATATCCTCCACCTGTCCTTCCAGAGACACTTCCCAACCGTGCCAACTGCCCTTGCTGTTTTCCTGGCTTACCGTTGTTAGCCTGTAAACATGAGAAAACATTGGCGGCGTAAATGGTGTTCCATCTTTACCCTGCATTTGCCGGGACAGAACCATACTCAACCACTTGCGGGACTTTTTCAATTGAGTGCTCTTCATTGCCACGAGGGCTCTTTCAGAGGTGTCTTTCGACAGAAGCAGAACGTAGTGTTGCGCGGTCTGTTCAATGTAGTCCCCAGTTCCGCCTACCACGTAGTCCTTGTTGTCTTCCGTTGAACGTTCCGTGGCCGGTCGCGCTTCGCTGGGTCCGAAAATTCCTAACGGAGCACCAGATCCGCCCCCACGGGGGGCCCACTGAATGAAACGCTTCTGGAAGGCGCAGGGGATTACGAGTACGCCCTCTTTTCCCGGATAAACTTGACTGGTGACAGTGTTGTAGATGTCCCCGGCCTTGGCCTTGTCAAGATCGTCCAGGATGGGGTCCTGGCGGCTCAAAACTTTGAGGAAGGGAAGAGCCAGATCCTCTGACGTCACGTTTTCCAATCCAAGACCCGCGTCGGCCTCAAACATCGACTCGTTAAGTACTGCAACGGCGGTGCCGTTGCCCTTCTTCTTTGCTGGCGTCTTTGCCATGATTAACGGCTCCTTTTGATGATGGCGCGTTGGCCAATGTATGCACCGAACAGATCCATGGGAAATTCGTCCCCGGCTTCCATTCGTTCTTTGATCCAAGCTTTCAGGGTGCTTGGGTGAACGCCCGTGTTTTGTTCCGGCAAAAGGCCGTGACCCTCTAGGATCTTCATAAAGTGGTCAGCCTTTTGATCTTCGCCTCGACCAAAAACAATTGATAGGGTGTTCTTTAT